CTTTCGCCATCGTCTTCCTGATCTTCGCAGTTTGGCTGTTCTTCCATCTTGTCTTCGGGCAGCTAACGGTTTAAGCCCGTGGCCACGGCGGAAGAACGTGCAGCCGCCAAAGCCGCGAAGCAGGACAAGAAGCGTGACAAGGGACTCCTCCTGAGAAAAGGGAGGAAGTCCACTAAGACATCCAAGGCCAAGAGGGATCGAGGCTGGGGCAGATGAAGGTCGCAACACCGGCCAGGGAATGCGTGGAAATCGATGGCCCCAGCGGGAGGCGTTACAACTTCCGGCGGGGCATTCAGGATGTCAGCCCCAGGGACGCTAAGGCCATCGTCGCTTACGGCGGGTTCATCCCCAGCATGTCAGGGACCACCCGTAAGGGCATTGGCTACCGCTGCGAATCCTGCGGGTTTGGGTGCTGGTTCAGGACGTGCAGCCGATGTGGCGGGAACGCCGTGAGGGAGACAAGCTAAGTGGCTTACCAGCCAACAAGCCGCCCCGTAGGGCGGCCCCCCAGGGACCCTAACGCCCCTAAGCCGGTTGTGCCTAAGCTCAACCCCCGGCCAGCTCAGGCTAAGCCGGTTCCCGTGGCGCCCAGGCCGAAAGGGCCGGTCACGCCGCCCGTGCATCTCCCGGCCCCGCACAATGCCAGCCAGGCCGCCCGGCCTGGCCCGCACCGGATCTGTAAGCAGTGCTGGCCCGGCGGGTGGCCTAAGGGCTGGACGGCCACGTCTTGCGAGCATGGAGTCTGGGCCCGGCCATGGGTTCCCTAGCCGCCTGGCTGATCATGCTGCCGGTTATGGCCGTCGTGGCGGTGGCCGGTTATGTCGCTTACCTGGTCAAGAAGTTCAGGAACATCTTTAAGTGACTAACCCTTACGTTGATGGCCTGCTGATCCAGCCTTATGTCACCGTGGCCGAATTTAAGGCCGCCCCGACGTGGCTCGATGTTGACGACCTGATCTCCGGTGGCGTCCAGTCACAGCAGGACGCCGAGCTTTCCAACGTCCTGCTAAGGGCGTCCAAGTGGGCGGACAACTTCTGTGCCCAGCGGCTAGGTGCTCACACGGTTAACGAGCAATTCCGGGCCAGGGTGGACCGGATGGGCCGGGTGATCCTGCACCCGTCCAATGTCCCGGTCAGGCAGATCACCGCCCTGGGTTTCGGGGCCGACTTCCAGAACTTGCAGCCTCTTACCGATTTCACCCAGGTCTGGATCGAGGATGCCAGGGGGATTGTTGTTTCGGCGATCCCGTGGCGGGGGAGCTTCACCGGGGCTCTTGAGTTCGGCATGGTTCCCATTCAGGGCTCTGAGATATATGTCCAGATTCAGTACGTGGCCGGGTACGCCTCTACGGTCCTGGGCGCCACTGTGACGGCCCCTGGCTCCACCCTGACAGTGGCGGACCCTACGGGCTTCCAGGCGCCCACAGCGACCCCCTACGGCCTTACTGTGACCCTTCCTGGCTCCACTGCCCGGATCTGGGACCCGGCCAACGAGGAAGCGGTCACGGTTGCCTCGATCGCGGGCAGCACGCTAACCCTGGCAAGCCCAACGGCCTTCACTCACACGGTCGCCGCCGGGCCTGCCGGGCAAGTCGGGATATCTGAGCTTCCGGCGGAGATTCACCAGGCCATCATCTCGTTTGCCGTGGCGCTGATGCTCAGGGAAGACACCGCCGGGGAGGAGCCTTTCTCGGGTACCCCGTTTGGCCCTTCCGCCCGCCGCTCCGCGAGCGGCGGGAAGGCTGGCGGCTTGCTCGATAACGCCTACGAGCTACTTGAGCCTTACCGGCGCGTCCGGTGAAGCGGGGAAAGACTGACAAGGCGATTGCCAAGGCCCTTAAGGCTGAGGCTATCCGGCGGGCGCCGCAGGTGGCGGTCACGCCACAGAAGCTAAAGAAGATCATCAAGCGGGCTAAGCGTGGCAACAACAAGTAGGCCCATTGTCCAGACTGGCATAGCCCAGTTCTTCGGCGGCACCACTTATGACACCGAAGCCAGGGCTTACCGGGGAAACATCCCTGCCCACCTGGCCGCCGCCGGGCTTAGCACGGTCAGGGCTTATCAGTCCAAGCGTGTCAGCGATAACGATTACGTGCTGAACCAGGCGGCAGGCCGGGGCATGGGCGCCTACATGATTGTAGAGATGCCGCAGGACGTGGAGATCAGGCGAGCCCTCCCGGCTGGCACCGGCCGCAAGCGGATCACTTACACGGTGGTCCTGCATATCTTCCACCTGGCTCACATGAAGCATGCGGAAGACGCTGAGGCCGACGTTGCCGCCCTGCTTGAGGAAATCAAGGCCCAGATTCGTTCTGATGTCACGCTGGGCATGAAAGCGCAGGGGCTTTACCAGGCTGGCGAGAATCCATCTGGCATCCGGACCAGGGTTCTCCCCTCAGTCCAAGACAAAGAAGTATTCGGAACCATGGCAACGGTGACCTTTGATGCTGAAGTCGAGATTGTTTCTTAGCCTGATCTGCTGGACATGCGGAATGCCGAAGGCACTCTGCCGGTGCAAGTAACGGAGTCACGTTGACTGCATATCGTTACCTGGGTTTCGATGAGCGGACCTACCCGGACATCGTTGTTCCCGGTGAAGGAACCCTAGTCGCTAAGCCCGGCGATGTCAGGGAGCTTGATGAGGCTCCCGGTGACGACCGCTGGGAAGCGGCCGTCGAGCTGCCCGAAGCAGAGCCAGCCGAGCCCGAGCCCGAGCCTGTTAGCCCTACCTGGACTGAGGACAACTAAATGCCTGCTCCAGTTTCGTCCATCGTCTTTCCCGAAACCCAAGAATGGGTCGGGACGGCTCGTGAGCTTACAGCCGGAACGATCGTCACCCCTGCCGTCACCACTCCGGTTGAAAAGGCCGAGCCTGACGAGAAGGTGACGTGGCTTGATGACAAGTCCCTTCGCGGGTCCATGGCCGCTGAGTACGGCATGGTCCAAGGGGTTGAGATCGCCGACTTCGGGTATTCCGGGCCGGTTTACATCGACGCCCTGGGTTACGACCTGCATAACCTCATGGGTGACTACACGGCCACCGGCTCCACACCGGCAAACTCAACCACGCTGACAGCGCAGTGCTCGGCCGGGGCCACCACGGCTACCGTGGCCAGCATCGCGGGCTACGCTTCCGGGCAGGCGGTGCAGCTCGGGGTCTCCGGGGACGGCAACCCGGAGATCGTGGTGCTTAGCACCACCCCATCGGGTTCGACTCTTACCTTTACGAACACCCCGGCACGGTTCACCCATGCCAACGGTAAGACCGTTGCCACCGTGGTAGCCCCCTTCACCCACGTTTTCAGCCTGCTCAACTCGGGCAACGGCCAGCCGGTCACGCATACCAAGACTTTCCACCAGGGCATCACGGGTTCTTTCGGTGCCGCACAGTACGCCTACTGGTGCGCCAGTGATATCGCTTTCACGGCCAACGCCCAGCAGGCTTTCATGCACGACACTAAGGGCATGGGGTTCCTGCGTCAGGCCGCCACGTCTGGCCCGGTTAACACGATTAGCTCGGCTAAGCTTCAGGCGTCGTGGGAAGCCCTGGTTGGCATCGGCGGTCCCGCCTCTGGCGGGACTCTAGTAAGCTCGGTGATCGAGCCCAAGGTCAACATCACCCGGAACCTTAAGCCGTACTGGACCCTGAGCGGTTTCCAGTCGCCCTTCCTGATTGCCCGGAACACTCTGGCCATCGCGGGCAGCTTCACTCACATCGCCCAGGATGAGTCACCGCTGACCAACATGCTGAACAACACTCAGCCGCAGTTGCAGATCCTCATTAGCAACGGGCTTTCCGGGGCCAACTTGCTTTCCTGCCAGTTCGATTTCCAGGTGGGGGCTTACGAAACGTCGAAGCTCACGGGCAACGATGAGATCGAGTACGAAGTCACCTGGAAGGCCATCGCTAACACGACCAACGTGGGCCAGTCGGGCGGGTACTCACCCGGCAAGGTGACCTTGCAAAACGCCATCCCGACTTACTAGGAAGATAGTCACACGCTAACGGAGGGATCACTATGCGTGTAGAGCTGCCTGAGGGCCAGTGGGCCGAAATCCGGGGACCGGAGACACTGCGCCGGAAGGACGAGAAGGCCGTTTTGCGGACTTCCACCCTGGTTATCGACCCTGACACAAGGACCGCCATTGTCAACGGCGCCAACGATCAGGACATGGAAGACGCCATGCTGGCCAGGGTGATCACTGAATGGTCTTTCCCGATCCCGTTGCCCTGCGCCGACCCGGAGAGCCTTGGCCAGCTCACGCTTGAGCAGGCACACGTTCTGGCCGGGGCCGTCAAGCCGCACCTTGAGCTGATCACGGTCAGCGTCGATCCGAATAAACGGGACTCGGACCCTACCGCAGGCTAAGCCTTCTTAAGAAGTGGCTTAGCGGCGGCAAGCTCACTGACGAGCAGAAGGCCCAGGTTCCCTGGGATGAACTTCGTTACGCGGCTTACGCACGCCGTTTCGGCTGGCATCCGGAGATCGTGGATCAGCTTCCACTGGCACTGGAGCCCTGGCTTTTCCCGATTGCGGACGTTCTTGAAGCCGACGAAGCCCGGCGTGAGAACGAAGCGATAGAGAGAGCCCAGAAGCAGGCTAAGGCTAAGAAGGGCTAAGGCGATGGGGATCACCGTAGACACGAGCGCCGCCTCAGCGGCGCTCGATGAGCTGCTTGTGCTTGCCCACGAAGCCGCCTTCAACGCCTCCAGCGAGTCAGCCCAGGAAATCAGGGGCCGCACCCAGGCCCTTCTGCTGGCCCAGTGGCACCCGCAATACACCCCAACCCCTTCCCGGCCCGGAGAACCGCCAGCCGCCATCTCAGGCGAGCTGGCGGCTTCTGTCATTGTTACGGACAATGGGGAGTCGGCTTTCGTCGGGCCTACTACTGATTACGGCCGCATTCAGGAGCTTGGCGGCTGGATGCAGGGCCACCCGTTCATGCGCTGGCAAGCCCCGCAGGGGCGCTGGCACTACTCGGCCGGGCATGACCTGCCTGAGCGTCCTTATCTCAAGCCCGCTACGGAGTCCGCCATAGCGGACGGCTCGATCGAGCGAATCTTCATCGACCAGATGGCCAGGGCCATCGAGGAACTCTGAGTGGGCGTCCAAAAGTCACGGCGCTGCACCGGATGCGGTGGTCCCATCCATGCGAGAAATGTTAGCGGATTCTGCTCGAAGAATGAGCACTGCAATCACCTCGCAGGACGGCACACGGGCAAAGCCCGGCCGCCAGCCGCATACATGCGCAAATATCATGCCGAAAACCCCGAATATAGCATGTATGGCTCCGCGCAGGCAAGGGCCAAAGCTAAGGGCATTTCGTTTGAGCTTACAAGAGAGGACATCAAGGCTGTCTACCATGAGGTTTGCCCGATCTTCGGTACCCCGCTCAGGCGCAATCTACGTGGTAACGCTAATCCAGATAGCCCAACACTAGACCGCATCGACCCAGCTCGCGGTTACATACCCGGAAATATTCAAGTTATTAGCAATAGGGCTAACCGTATGAAAAGTGATGCGACCCCGGAAGAACTGCTCCAGTTTGCGGCCTGGATTCAGGTCACTTACGGGGCAGTGAAGGGGGGTGGTTGATGTGGCTGGTATGTACCTGCCACCTTAGCTTGTCGTAGTCGAGATCACCGGCTCGACGGATGGCCTTGTTGCGGCCGTGGCAAGGGCTAAGGCTGCCCTGGATGCGCTTAAGCGCAGCGGCGGGGACATCAAGCTCAACATGGATGTCTCGGCCGCAGGAATAGCTAAGGCTGCCGCTGAGACAAGGGCCCTGGACGCGGCCATAGGCAGGACGGTCGGCGGCAACGGCAACAGGTTCACCCGCTGGCTGGGCATAGCCCATATGATCCTGACGGCCTTCGGGGCCAACATTATTGCCGATACAATAGGGATCATAGCTTTTGGCATCGGGGCAGTATCGGCCTTTGCCCCGGTTGTTGAGGTAATCCGGAACCTCGGGCAAGGCTACGGGGATCTCAACAACTACCAGAAGTCTGCCACTGTCTCGCTTACTAACTTCATTCATGGGTTTAGTCACCTGGCTAACCCCGGTATTTACGCGGTAGTCACCGCTGGCCTTAGCATGATCGGGACCGGCCTGGGCCGCACCGGGGGCATCATGGACCAGGCTACGATTGCGTTTGAGAACTTCCTGGCCATGCTCAGGCAAGATTTTGGCTCGGCTGCCTGGCAGTCGGTTTTCAGCCGAGGGTCGGCTGTCATCCAGACGGACCTTACTGCCCTGTTCCATTTGCTCAGCTCGATCATCGGCGTCATCCCGGCCTTGT